TTCTTAGGAGGAAAAAATGGCAATTACAACTAACGCAATATGTAATTCATTCAAAGAAGATACTTTAAAAGGATTGCATGATTTTACAGTCACAACAGGTAATGTATTTAAATTAGCATTATACGATTCATCAGCTGTTATTGGAGCTGATACAACTTCTTACACTGGAGATAGTACATTAGGTCAAGTGCCTGACACTGGACAGTACGCTCAAGGTGGAGGAGCACTTGTTAATGCTTTAGTATCACTAAACGGAACAACAGCTTTTGTTGATTTTGATGATTTGTCGTTCACGGGAGTTACTTTAACTGCAAGAGGTGCATTAATTTATAATACATCTGAAACGAATAAAGCAGTTGCAGTATTAGACTTTGGTGGAGATAAAACAGCAACAGCAGGAACTTTCACTGTACAGTTCCCTGATGCAAACGATACACAAGCGATTATTAGAATATCGTAAGTAAGGGTGATTAACTATGGCTAACGTTGCTGGTTGGGGTAGAGCTACATGGTCTGAAGGATCATGGGGATTACCTGCTCCAGTAACCGTTAGCGGTGTAACAGCATCCGCAGATATAGGTTCTGTTACTATTTCAACTGATATAGACTTTAACGTTGTTGGTCAATCCTTACAAACAGTAATTAACGGTGTAACAGTATTTACAGATGTAGATGTATCTGTCACAGGTCAATCATTACAAACAAATATCGGAGAAGAAACTCCAGAAGGTAATGCAAATGTAACACTCGATAGTTTACTTATCACTTCAGGTATTGGAACTGTAGACACACAAGCTAATGGAGATGTATTTGTAAATGGAAATGAATTACAAACAGCAATTGGACTTACAGAACAAATTATTACAGTAGACGTTTTTGTAGATGGATTATCTTTATCTACAAATATTGGAAATGCAGATATATCTGCAAATGCAGATGTAAATGTAACAGGCATTGGTTTAACCACAGCCATAGAAGGTGTAGATATTGATCTTAATACGCCAGTTGATGTAACAGGCCAACAGTTAACAACTGCAATAGGTAACGAAGAAGCGTTTACTGATGTTGTAGTAGAATTAACAGGGCTAAGCTTATCAACAAATATCGGAAATATTACCCCAGTAAGTACTTACTCAGTAACAGGTATATCTTTAACAACCAATATTGGTTCTGTAACCATTCAGGGAACTGCAAATGTAAATATTACAGGATTAAGTTTGACCACAGCTATAGGTTCGCCACGAATTACTGCGTGGGCTGAAGTAGACACAGGTACCGATGTAACTTGGACAGAGGTTGATTTAGCCGCTTAAAAATAGTAAAATATATGGACAGGAGTTTGTAAAAATTTATGGCATCAAGTTATTCAACAGATCTTAAACTAGAGCTTATGGTTACAGGGGAGAACTCAGGAACATGGGGAGATAAAACTAATTCCAATTTAAATTTAGTTCAACAAGCAGTAGCAGGTTATCAAGAAATAGATGTTGCATCAGCAGATGTAACTCTTGATATGACAGACGCTACTATTTCAAATGCAAGAAACATGACCCTTAAATTCACAGGAACACTTGCAGCAAATAGAACTGTAAATTTTCCTACAGGCATTGAAAAGCTTTTCAATATTATTGATGGCACAGACCACGCAGGAAATACATTAACTTTTAAAGTAACTTCTCAAACAGGATTTTTACTATGCGAAGGACATTCATACATTTGTCACGCAGATGGCACAGACATCGTAAAAGATTTAGAATTTAAAAAATGGAGAGTAATCTCTACAGCAGAAACAGTTCAACCAGGCGCACAAATTTTAGCAAATACAAGTGGTGGAGCATTTACTTTAACTTTACCAGCTTCTCCAGCTACAGGAGATGAAGTATCTGTTATTGATCAAGGATATGATTTTAACACAAACACATTAACTATTGGTAGAAATGGTTCTAATATAGTAAATGCAGCAGCAGATTTAACTGTATCTGTTCAAGGTGCAGCTTTTACTTTAGTATATTCGGGAGACGCAACAACAGGATGGACATATAAGGATAAATAAAAATGACAGGATACGCAGCAACAAAATATTCAGAAGCATCAAGTACAGGAACTATTCTTCCTTGGTCAGAAGCAACTGTTCCTACAGGATTTTTAGAATGTAATGGTCAAGCAGTTTCAAGAACAACTTATGCTGATTTATTTGCAGTCATAGGCATTACTTATGGCGCTGGCGATACTACAACTACTTTCAACGTGCCTGATTTACAAGATAACGTAGCAGTTGGAAAATCTGGAACCAAATCTCTAGCTTCAACTGGTGGTGCAAATACAGTAAGTGCATCAGGTAATGTTGCTGGATCAACAGCTAATGCTACTTTGGCAATTAACCAAGCAGGTAGCCACAACCACAATATACCTATTACTTCAATTACCAGTGGAGGTAATACTATTGCCAGTGGTATGAATGGTGGCGCAAACTCTAACGATGCTTCGGGTAATAAAGGTGGAAGTGGTGGTCACGCACACAATCTTTCAGCTAACTTTGTAGGTGATGCTAACTCAGTATTACAACCATATTTAACATTAATTTATATAATTAAAACTTAGGAGAAAAAAAATGGCAACAAACGCAGACTGGACAGTGGTATTTGAAGATAGAATAATCGTCAATCAAAATCTTAAAAATGAAGAAGGTTTTGGAACTGCTTATTGGATGGACAATGATGATGCTTTAATGAATGATGAAAAATTTTCCAATATCTGGGCTATTCAATATGGAACTTCTGTTACTTCTGATGAAGTAGAATATAGAGATGAAACACCTAATAGCTCTTTTGCAGACGCCAACCTAGGTAGTATTAATGATTTTATTAATAAATGGGATGCTGCACATTTAGCTCAATTACAATCTAATTGGGATAACAACAATTTAGACGGTGAAACAGAAGCTCAAAAGATTACTAGATTAGGGCCTAGACCTACTCAATATTCTTCTCTCTAGACATTTAGTTTATTTTTGATACAAGTCTTCGTATGACAGTCAAAAAGAAAAATATACAATTAAAAGATCATATTGGAATATATGATGGATATATTTCAGATGCAGAGTGCGATAACGCCATTCGATTTTATGAAAAACAAAACGATTTAAAAAAAACATACGATAGACTACAATCTGAAAATGCTAATACGACTATTAAAAATGATAAAGCAATTACACTAGGCATTAATGACGATATAACTGCTTGGTTTGAAGATTTTAAACCTTTATTACTTAATTTTGATTTGGCATTAAGACATTATCAAGATTCAACAGGTGTTTTAGCAGCATATGGATTAGAAAGTTTTAAATATACAAATCTTAAAATTCAAAAAACTCTACCCTCTCAGGGGTATCATATATGGCATTTAGAACATGGTCATGTTAAAGACAATGCATATAGAGCTTTAGTGTTTACCATTTATTTAAACGATGTCGATGAAGGTGGGGAAACTGAGTTTCTTCATCAATCTATTCGTACAAAACCAGTCAAAGGTAGGATAGTTATTTTTCCTTCTGCTTTTCCTTATTTACATAGAGGTAATCCACCGTTGAAAGGTGAAAAATATATTATGACTTCTTGGTTGTTACTGCCTCATTAATTTTTGAATGAGTTTCCCAATCTGGTATTTCTTTTATATTTGCAACTAAATTATATCTATTGCTATCATCTGTTACTTCGGGCACTCCATGTAAAAGAAATGGTTCAAATATATAATAAGAACCAACTTGAGGTTTAATAGTTATTTTTAGTTCTGGAACAATTAAAGGACTACCTTCTGTTAAATATAAAATAATATGATGAGCAAAATGTTGATGTAATTGTACATACTCACCTTTTACTAGCTCATTTCCCCATGCTTCTATTTGAGGTCTATTGGCATACCATTTTTCTTTATTAAATAAAGGATTTATATTTTGATGTTTTTTTACTATGTAATTTAAAAATCTTTGAAATTCGGGTTTGTCATTAAAGAAATTCCAATCCGTTTTTCCTCCTTTTACATTTGTAGTATTTCTTTCTACAATGTTTTTTTTAATCATAGTAGTCATATTCATCATGTCTATTTTATCATGATAAACTCCATGAGAAATTTGAGTGGTTTTAGGATAAGTTACAGTAGTGCTATAAGCAAAATTTTCTTCGTCTTTAATTGGATCTATTATAATCATACTGTATTAATATTGTATGTTTAACATATTTTAAAGGCTTTACAAGTATATAAAACCCTCTAGATATTTAACTTTATCTTAAATTCAAAAGGGTTTATAAAGATATATTATGCTACAAAAACTTAATTTCAAACCGGGTTTCAATAAACAAGTCACCGAATCGGGTGGCGAGTCTCAATGGATCGATGGTGATTTTGTAAGATTTAGATATGGTTTACCTGAAAAAATAGGGGGTTGGCGTCAATATCCTTTTAGTTCAACTTTACCGGGAGCAACAAGAGCTCAACATTCTTTTTCTAGTCTTGCTGGTGAAAAATATATAGCACTTGGAACTTCTCAAGGTTTATTTTTATACTATGCAGATACGGGAGCTTTCTTTGATATTACACCATTAGATACAGCAATTACAGGGGCAACTTTTGATGCAACTACAGGGTCGGCAACGGTTACTGTAAATAAAACAGCTCATGGTTTAGCAGAGGGGAGATATGTTACATTTGATTCTGTAACCGTTCCCACAGGGTCGGGTTATGCAACAACTGATTTTGAAGACAATACTTTTGAAATAAGAAACGTTACTTCTAATGCTTTTGATATTATTATGCCGTCTACTTCAGCATCTACAACTTCAGGAACAGGGTCGGCAGAAATACTTCCTTATGTAGTTGTGGGTCCAACTTTTCAAACTTTTGGTTTTGGTTGGGGTACAGATACATGGAGCTCAAGCACATGGGGAACTGCGAGTGCAACTAGTGACGTAATTTTAGATCCTGGTCTCTGGTCACTTGATAATTTTGGTCAAATATTAATTGCAACCATTCACAATGGTCAAACCTTTACTTGGGATGCGGGTGCATCGGGTGCAAGAGATATCCGAGCAACGGTGATGACGGGTGCTCCAACGACTTCAAGACTGACCCAAGTTTCAGACCGAGACCGACATGTATTTCATTTTGGAACCGAAACAACTATTGGCACACCTTCAACACAAGATCCATTGTTTATAAGATTTTCTAATCAAGAAGATTTTAATACCTATACTCCAACAGCGACTAACACTGCAGGAACCTTTAGACTCGATAAAGGCAATGTAATTGTTGGAGCCGTATCAGGAAAAGATTATACCTTAGTCTTAACGGATTCATCCGCTTATGTGATTCAGTTTGTGGGTCCACCTTTTACTTTTTCAGTTAGACAAGTAGGTACAAACTGTGGTTTGATTGGTCAAAATGCATTGAGTTATTCTGATGGTGTTGTGTTTTGGATGTCCGGTGAAGGTGGATTTTTTATGTATGATGGTACTGTAAAAGCAATACCATGTTTAGTTGAAGACTTTGTGTTTACAAATACAGGAAATAATTTAGGAATTAATTATAGTGCTAATCAAGTTATTTATGCAGAACACAATACTTTATTTAATGAAGTAAATTGGTTTTATCCAAAAGCAGATTCAACTCAAATAGATCGATGTGTCACATATAATTATCTTGAAGATTGTTGGACAACTTCTTCTTTAAAAAGAAGTAGTTACAATGATCAAGGTTTACTTGATACGCCTCATGCAACAGATTATAATGCTACAGAATTACCTATTTTTCCTATTCAAGGAATTACGAGTAAATATGGTGCCTCTACTTTTTATAAACATGAAACCGGAACCGATCAAGTCAATAGTAGTGGTACTACATCAATTAATGCTTTTATTCAATCTGGAGATTTTGACATAGTTAATTCTGGTAATATGGCAGATCTTAGAGGTGATGGGGAATTTATAATGTCAGTGAAAAGATTTATTCCTGATTTTCAAGTACTCACAGGTAATTCAAAAATAACTTTATTATTAAATAATTATCCAAGTAATACAGCAGCAAGCTCCCCTCTTGGACCTTTTACAATTACCAGTTCTACTGATAAAATAGATACACGTGCAAGAGGAAGACTTCTTGCAATTAAGATTGAAAATGACGCCGTAGGTGAAACTTGGCGCTACGGTACATTAAGAGTAGATTTAAAACCCGATGGAAGACGATAATGGCAAAAATAACCGCATACATTCCTGAGCCGAAACCCGATTATGATGTTGAAAATCAAAGACAGATTTTGCAATCGCTTTCAACTTTAAAAAATGAACTTAATTTTTCCTTTCAAGATGATCTAAGAAAAGAACTTGAACGGTTTAATTGGTTTAATATGAGGTACTAATGTCTGCCTGTAATAATGTCAATGTTGAACCAACTGTAATTGGTGGTGGAGATGGATCAACCGCTTATGATGCCTT